GCAAAGTTAGCAATGAATCAGCCGCCTTTTCTACTTCGCTGCGACAATCCCAGGTTTCTAAATCAGTGCTTGGAGATAGCCCTAGCGTCACCCTGTCTTTGAATTTAATAGTGGCGGTTTTCTTCTTACCAAATATCCTATCAAAGTTAGCTTTAAACTTTTCGCTATTGCCTCGGCTGGCTAATCGGTCGCCTGTAATATCGTTAGTCGTTGCTGCCATCATAATAATCACCTATTTAGTTTTACTACCCGAAAACCCCAATTAAGGGGCTAGGGGCTTCGTCTTTCCAAAGTGTCATCACGGCTATCTAAAACGGAATATCATCATCAAACCCATCATCAAAGCCGCCTTGTGGTGCTTTCTGCATTGCTTGGCGTTGCTCCTGCTGTTGCTGGGGCGTCCTATTAGAGTGAGGGCTTGGCGCTGCCTGTCTGGGGGCTTGTTGCCTTTGCTGTGGCGTTTGCTGCTGCTGCTGACCATTTTCGCGGCTGTCTAGCATTTGCATTTCAGAAGCCACTATCTCAGTGCTGTATCGCTTAACCCCTTCTTGTTCCCAACTACGAGTGCGTAAAGAGCCCTCAATATAGACTTTTGAACCTTTACGTACATACTCGGAAACAATCTCAGCTAGGCGATTAAAGAAAACTACCCTGTGCCATTCTGTACGCTCTTGCAATTGGCCTGTTTGCTTGTCCTTCCAGGATTCGCTAGTCGCCACCGTAATGTTCGTAACCATGCTGCCAGATGGCATAGCTTTAGTTTCTGGGTCACCGCCCACATTACCTACTAATATAACTTTGTTTACGCCTCGTGCCATGCTGTATTACTCCTATTTAAAAAGTTAAATCCATGTGGACATCATTGACCACATCTAAGAATTTAAGTAGCTTTGCCCTGCATTCGTCAATGTCATCAAAGTCGTCCCTGGTGACTGTCTTAACGAATAGTGGGCGTTCATAATTTCTATCATCAAAACTGGCAAATACCCAAAATGTAACGTCATCTGACATAATAAAAGGCGCTTTTACTTGGTTTAAATACTCTTTAGGTATCTCGTCTTTTATCAGGTACTCAACGTGCTTTTTAGAGTTAGGGCATTTTGTTTCAATGCCCCCTATAATTAAGCCGTTTTCATCTTCAAATATTCCATCAGGTGATATTGAAAAGCGTGGGTATTTTTCGTCTAGCAATAATCCTGTCTCTTCAAAATCAATGGCTATTTCAGCCGATGTAGCTTTAATTGCAAATGGCTCAAGCTCATTACCCCTATCAATCGCAGGGGTGCTTAGATCATTTATTTGAACCTCAGTCATGCGGTCAGCTATAAGCGAGTACATCAAGGTTTTCTGGACTGCTGGGGTTCCCAGTGCGCTGCTAAGGCTAGTGCCAGTGACGTTTCCATGCCTCGCTTTAAGCCAATCTAAAGACTTCTGCTCCATATCAACCTTGTACATTGGCTGCTCCTATTTTATTTTTCATGGTGTTTTTATGCTTATTCATACGAGACTTTAGATGTTTAGGTATTGCGGTATACGCCTGCTTCAATTCTTCCATTGTGGTGCAGTTACTAAGGCTGTTTACATACTGGTCAATGTTTTCGTTAGTGTCGGGAATAGCTGCTCTAACGCGCAAAGCCATCACTTCTGAGCCAAATGCTTTAACCAGTGTTGCGTAAACCTGAATGCTCTGGCCTTTCCAATGGTGGTAGCTAGGGCCGTATAAAGATGCAATTGTTTTTACATTAGTAATATTCATTACCATTGGTGGGGCATTTACAAAAGTGATAACAGGCACTTCTTCATTTTTCCCACTTTGGTTTCTAATGCTTTGCATTTCTACATGATCAATAGTGGCGACCAGCTCTTCACCTTCATTTAAATTGTGCGAACCAAGAAGCATTGTCTTATTTGGAAATAAGTTTTTCCAGTGAGTAGTTTGACTAGGCTCATAAACAATGTTCGGGTTGATTTGTGCTAAATTATTCATGTATTTACCCCACTTAAAATGCAGATTATTATTAAAATGGCTAAGTCCTTCATGCTGAAATGCCTACCCAAAACCAAACCGAAATAGTTGCCCAGATCAAGCAACCGACTGTATTTATAATCCAAGTTTCCGTTGAAATATTCATGCGTCACTATTCTGATAATCAGGAACAATATTAGAATTGTAAAAGTCGGCAGCAGCGGCATTCATGAGCGAAACCAATCCGCGCCATTTGGCTGCAGCATCAGCATCACTAAGTTGCTCACCCTTTAAGGCATCCATTTGAATATCGTTGTGTTTAATTTGGCGGTTCGATGTGCAAATATCTTCAAGCAAATCGTTTGGCTCAACCGAACCTTCTGGCGTTGTATAAGAATCTTGAGCAGTAAACTCAGAAATAAACTCAGCAAGATCTGGGGTTACGATTTGCCCACATTCATTACGATTGAAGTGCTTGTTAATTTTGTTGTATGCGTTCATAGCTCTGCTCTTTCGTTACTGTGTATGCGTTATAGTGTAAGCCAACTAACACTTGAAAGCAAGCAGAGTAAATGAAATGAGTAAAAAAGTTAGTGTGAGTTGCTAAAAAATAGGTTTTATGCAAATTTACTAAGAAGTGTTCCAGGCTGTAATAAAGGCGGGGCTATTGATATTTTTGTAAAGTTTATTTAGTTGGGGCCATTGGGCTCATCGTTTGATCCTATGATTAAACATCTTAATGTGGGCTACAATTTTGCTCGTTTTTGTTGTTGCCGAAGTTTGTTTTCATGAGCTTAAATTCTGGCCCACCAACTGCATACTTTGGCATTAGCTGGCTGTTACAGTCTGTGAATGTACAATGCCATTCCCAAATTGTAATTTCAGTCATCCAGTGCATTTTTTTGCAGCGCATTTTTGAATAGTTAAAAAAGGTATTCATGATATTATTCGGCTGTATAAGAGCCGACTATTACTCCTATTATTTTAGTATATTCGTTAAATTGTTGAATGGGATAGGCCACATTAAGCGGCTTTAAATATTTGACACCTCCATCCAAAACGTATTCTCGAAATACTGATTCATCGGTGAATGTATTAATTGCAATAACTCTATCTCCTGTTTTTGGGGTTTTTGTTTGGTCAATAAAAATTAGCGTTCCTTTATTGTATGACCTGCCATTAGGCGAAGTCATGACATCATTTTTTACTTCTAATGCGAAAGAATTATCCCCGATGTCATAGGGGCATCCTACAAACTGGTCGTTATCACCCATTTTAAATGAGCCTTTTATTATACTAGGCAAAGAACTCCAGCTTATTACTGGGAGTTTCTTTGTAATCGGTTGCAGTTTCAAACCTTTCAAAAGCCCAAGCTCGTCATCTGAAATTAACTGTTCAGTAGAGTACCCGAATGCTTTTGCTAGAGAAACGAGGGTATCGCCTTTTACCTCGGCTAGAGGGTTAGTTTCGATTTGGGCAATGCGCCCACGACTTAAGTTAGTTCTTTTTGATAAATCAAGTTGTGTCCAGCCTTGATCTTTTCGTAAACCTTTAACTCGCTTTCCAAGGTCTAACATTTTAAATCCTTTGTTATAAATTGTTGTGGCTTTTACTTCTTTCCTGTAAGCCAGCTTACATGTTATTAGTGTTCTAGAGGTTGACAGCATAATGTGCCTGCAGTAACATATCTTACATGAAAATACTTAAGTCAGAAGCCGTAGACACATTCGGTGGTGTCAAAAAACTAGCTGATGCTCTCGGAATCCAGCACTCAGCCGTTTCTCAGTGGGGCGAATTTGTTCCTGCCCTTCGTGCCTATCAGATCCAAGAGCTTTTAACTCAAACAAATCAAACTGCTCAGTCAGAGAGGGTCGCGTAATGTCGGACAAGTTATCAAACCCTGTTAGCTCGACTTTATGTGATAAGGGGTATGCGTTTGTAAAGCTACGTGCGGAACACACCGATACTGATCCTTCTACTGTGATACGTGATCTCATAATGAATGCCTATGATGAACAAATGCGTGAAGTAAATGTATATCAACCTCTTCTCGAAATGAACAAATAGAATAAATAGGTGACATATGAGCCTCTTGATTGCTGAACAACCACTACAAATACTGCCTAAGTTAGCCGCTAATATCGGGCTTAACGAGGCGATCTTGGTTCAACAGATCCATTACTGGTTGCAAAGGTCAAAGCACAATCACGATGGTCAGAAGTGGATTTATAACACCCATGAATCTTGGTTAGAGCAGTTTCCATTCTGGTCTAAAGCTACTCTTAAACGTGTAATCACAAGCCTTAAATCTCAGAGTCTTATCAAAACTGGAAACTTTAACCGAATGAAAATGGATCGTACTGTTTGGTACACCATTAACTACTCTCATGCGGTGTGTTCGGGTATCAGCGAGTCTCAACCAGAACCAATTAAAGACACTGAGAGACAAGCAGATCAACCATTAGGTCAAAGTGAGCCAATGCTGGGTTCAGATTGCACCGATGTTGATACCAGTTTGAGCTTATCTCATAAGGTCATATTGACCTCACCTATACCAGAGACTCCAGAAACTACTACAGAGATTACTACAGATATTAAAAGCAAGCCGAAAACTATTGATATGCCTGAGTGGTTAGACAGTGAGTTGTTAAACAATTTCGTTGCCATGCGAAAGTTAAACAAAAAGCCAATGACTGACAACGCCATTTCTTTATTGATTAAAAAGATAGCTAGACACCGAAATGATGGGCATGACGTTAATCAAATGCTGGAAGATGCAATTATCGGTGGCTACCAAAATGTCTATCCAAAAGATAAGCCCAAGCAAGTTGGTGACTTTGTAGTTAGCCCAACTGGATACAACGAAAAGCAACTTAATAATCAAAGAAAAACAGCAGCAGTGCTGGATATTGATAACACCGATTGGTAAACAACAATAATCACTTTAAAGGACTAAACAGCATGATTTCAGGCGAAAACGTAATAACAAATAACCCGGCACTCAAGAACGCAGTTACAGCTTCAATTTTAGCTGGCAGTCGAAGAGTATCTGAGAAGAATCGACAAAAGGCCATTGATAACGAGATTAAGTTAATGCGCTGGCATCAGGATTCAGGCCATCAAACACCCGAAGAATTCGCCCGTTCGGTTAAAACTGTTCAAATGTTAAAAAAAGAACATCGCAGATTCAACGAGGCAAGAGGCTTTCAGAGCCATGCGGATCTTTACCAATGAAATCATATTTAAAGCCAGATGCGCTTGTAAGCCCATATAACGATGATTTAGTTAGGGAGTACCTCGCACAAGGGTTAACCATAGAAAAGTGCGCTAACGGTGCGTCAGGCGGCCTCAGTCATATAGTTAAGTCGATGATGAACCCAGCGGCTAGAAGAATAGCTTCACGGAAGTTTAACAAGCGGAGAACAGCATGAATAGATCAGATTTATTAAGTAAAGCGGCTGAGTTAATTGACGGTCAACGAGCGAAAGACTATGGAGATGCCGCAGAAAACTTTGGAAATGTTGCACAAGGTTGGTCTGTGATTTTAGGTCAGGAAGTATTGCCCGAACAGGTGGCGC